ATCATTTTGATCTCGATATCGAACCGGCGACGTTTGTGAATAGCGAACCCGAAACATTCAGCCCGGAAATGGATGATTATGCGTTTTGGGCGGTGAAATATACCCAGCCGATGGTGCTCGGTGAACCGACCTGTTTTATTGATCCTGAAATCATTGCGAAAACCGTTTATTCCGGCATTGCGCCGGAAATTGGCATTGACCATGAGGATGAATATGTTCAACTCTATCCACTGGATAACTAACCATGCCGCCCATCGATCCGAATTACCTGATCAATGATCTGCAAAAGCGGCTGGCCAATACCATTAAACGCGGTCGGGTCAACAGTGTGGATTTTGAGTCGATCCCGCCGCTGGTGAAAGTCGAGATCGAGGAAAACGTGATCACGAACTGGATGCCATTCGTGACGGGTCGAGCCAGTGCCGCGGGTGTATCTGACTGGCAACCGCTGGCAGTGAATGAGCAGGTCATCATGATATGCGACTCCGGTGATTTTAATAACGGGGTCGTCATTGCCTCGTTACCCGACCAGACCAATCCTCCACCGGATAAAAATCCGAACCTGCATGTCACTAAATACAGCGATGGCACGATCGTCAGTTATGACACCGAGGCGCATTTGATGACCGCGGTGATCGCCGAGGAAGGGAACGTCAACCTGACCTGCACAAAACTGACAGTGACGGGTGCCATTCATGCCACGGAAGATATTACGACAGCGGCGAATATGACGGCGGTGGACATTACCGGTTCAGGCGAGGTCAGTGACAAAACCCGAAGCATGTCCGGGGATCGTGGTATTTATAACAAACACAAACACACGGATGCCGAAAGTCGTCCAACATCAGCACCGGACTCCTCACAATAACGGAAACCATTCGGAAAATATTCGGAAAAACATCATGTATGGCATGAATCGCATCACCGGCAAACGACTGGCAGGCGTCGATCATATCCGGCAAAGCATCATGGATATTTTAACGACCCCGCGTTTATCGCGGGTCATGCGGCGTTTATATGGCTCAACCATCAAGGAACTGATTGATTCACCGATGAATGATTCGGGGGTCAGTCAGTTAATTGCCGCGATCGCCGATGCCATTTTCCGATGGGAAAAACGCATTCGCGTCAAGAAAATCGAGATTGAGAAAATGCAATCAGGAAAAATCGACATTACCCTCTATTGCGTCTATTCAGACAGTCAACAGGAACTGGTGCTGGATGGACTCACGGTGAACACATGATTCCCTATATCAATCTCGGGTCATTACCGAAACCGGATGTCATTGAATCGATCGATTATGAAGACCTGTTGACGCATTATCTGGATTATTTTCGCGCCCTCGATCCGGATTTTATTCAGGTGATCGAAAGTGATCCCGCCTATAAACTGATTGAGGTGGCGGCGTATCGCGAGGTGATTTTGCGCCAGCGGGTCAATGATGCGGCGAATGCCTGCATGCTGGCCTATGCCACCGGTGCCGATCTGGATAATCTCGGGATTCTTTTTGATGTGCAACGACTGGTCATTGATCCCGGTGATCCGACCGCCGTCCCACCGGTGCCACCGGTACTGGAATCGGATGAGTTTTTTCGCCAGCGCATTATCCAGTCAAACCGGCAACGCAACACGACCGGCTGCATTGATGATTATCTGTTTTTTGCGAAATCTGCCGATCCCCGGGTCAAAAGCGTGTCCGTGCTATCGGTGCAAAAATCCCTGGTGGTGGACGTGTATATTTTATCCACCGAGGCCGGGGGTGTTCCCTCCGCCGGTTTATTAAAAATCGTTGATGAGGCGTTATCGGCGAAAACCGTTCGTCCATTGTCGGATCTGGTCAAGGTGCATGCTGCGAAGATTAAAACCTTTAACGTCACGGCAGCATTAACGTTATTTGATGGCGTCATCGCTGCCGAAGTGCTGGCCGCTGCCCGCAAAAGTCTGGATGCCTTTATCGAGGATTTCAGTCGACTCGGGCGGGATCTGACCATTGATAATTTTCATGCGGCATTGCACGTCGGTGGTGTGTATAAGGTCAATCTGACTGATCCGTCGGCAAGTATTATTAACGACGAAAAAAGTGCCGCCGTCGTGGGAACCATCAATCTGACCGTGGTGCCCTGATGAAAAGCATTCTGCCACCGAACCGGACACCGCTCGAGCTGGGACTGGAAAAAACCATTCGCCAGCCACTCGATTTTCCGAATCGGGATCTGTGGAATGCCGACAAATGTCCGGAAAATCTGTTGCCTTATCTGGCATGGTCATTATCCGTCGATAGCTGGGATGACAGCTGGCCGGAGCAGAAAAAACGGGAGGTGATCAAAAATACCGTTTTTATTGAAAACACCCGTGGCACCCGTTCGGCAGTCGAACGCATCACTGAATTATTAACCGAACACGGTGCGAAGGTGATCGAATGGTTCGAAGATCCGACCCGCCTCGGCATTGGTGAATTTAAAATCGCCATTACCGCTGGCACGCAACCGGTCAACTTTCTCGATTTCCAGGCATTGCTCCCACGGATTCAAATAGAGAAAAACGTTCGCAGTTATTTCGTCGGGTTTGAACTGTTACTGCGAACCGATCCCCCGTTAAAAATTGCCACCGCCGACCGGTTAATTCCAACCGTGACCGCCGGTGTCTGGGAGCATCATGGCGAGATTCGGATCCGATCCCATGTGCCCATGAAAATACCCGTCGTGGGTCGCATGGATATCGTGATTCGATCTGCCGCATGGACGCCCTGATATAACCCCCCCTGTTTCATCTTTGTAAAGAGCGAATGGCATGGCCATAACCACCACCCCGGAATCCGCGCAAATATTCGGCTCCCTGCTCACTGCGCAGGGGGAAATGTTCGAACAGCGTGGTGTCGATGAAAATAAACAGATCCAGTTCGTCAAAATCGCGATCGGTGATGCCAATGATACCTACGTCCAGCCGGATCGGGTGCAAACGTCCCTGGTGCATGAGGTGGCACGATTCGCGGTCGATGCGGTGGATATTATTCAACCCAAGCCGACCGACGTGCCGATTTTGCGGGTGCAAGCCTATTTACCGGCAAACGTGAATGGCATTGTGATCCGTGAACTGGCAGCGGTCGCCAGTTACGATGGCGGTGCCGAATACCTGCACGCCGTCGGGAATTGCGCCCGGATATTTATCCCCACACCCACAAAAAATGCCGGTGTGGCCATGCCGGTGAATATCGAGATGCACTTTCTGATCACCAGTGTCGAGCCGATTATTACATTCGATCCGGGCACCACCGCGACCCGGATCTGGGTTGAACAAAAATTTGTGCAGCTGCAACCGCCATCGGATCAATTCGTGGATGGGGATAAAACGATTCACACCGGTCAATTATTAACGGCATCACCTGACAAAAACGTCAAGGCGAATGTCACGGTGGCGGATGACGGAGCGATTGAGGGCACCATTGCCGGTTTATCACCACAACCGAAAAAATGGATGGAAGTCGACGCGAACGGGGTCACTAAACTCTTTCATGCGGGCGACCGCATTTGTGAATCCGCTGAAAAGGGGCTGACGATCGGCAAAGACAGCCAGATCGATTCGAGTCTGTTTTTCAGGGGCATTTCACGATGGGCATTGATCAATTTAAAATTTCAGCCGAATAATACGGAACTGCGTTTTCATCAATGTGACAATGCCGGCCAGCCCGAAAAAAAATGGATCGTTTGTCAGGAAAATGCCGGTGTCCAGCTTTACCATAATGATGTGCTGGCAGTCGAAACCGGTGGCGCACCCTTTGATGGGTATCATCTGAAACTCCCCTGCCGAAACACCTATGGGGAAATGTTTGTCGGAGCGATCCCGACCAATAATTCCGGCTGGCCGGGCATTGAGATGCAAAATGCGAAAGGGAAATTTACGCAATGTTTCAATGATAGAAATCTGCTGTATATGTACTTCAAACCGGCTCCTTCAACAGGTTTCACTCATTATCATTTTATCACGACCGATGGCGCAACCCAGTATGTCGAAGCACAATGGTCAGTTAAAAAATTCAGCATTGACTGCTGGTCAACATCAGGCGTATCCACCACAAAACTGACAACAGAATCAACCGAAGGAAAATTATGGGGAAAATGGGTCGGCACCGTCACACCCTCCGACAGCACATTAAAAACCGACATCCAGCCGTTAAATGGCCTGGCTAAATTGCAATTACTCGAACCCTGTTGCTGGCACTGGAAAGATACTGACGCCCTGAATGATCATCCCACGCAGGGTTTCACGGCAGAAAGCTACCAGAAAGTTTTTCCCGATCTGGTGGAAACCATTCAAAACCCCCCAGCCGATGACGCAAGCGACGATCCGGATGCGCCAGCACCGCCACCACCCGCACCCATGTTTCATGAATCAGCCGTCGGCAAACTCGGCATTAAAAAAGACATCGGCAGTCATTTGATGGATGCCTATCTGGTCGATGCCATCAAGACACTGGCCGCGAAAAATACCGAGCTGGAGAATCGGCTCAGAAAGCTTGAAGCAGAAATCCTTCTTTAAATATCACAGCAGAGCACTCGCATGGCAACAACACCCGCGACAACGACACCCGAAGCGGCACAGACGTATGGTTCGCTGATCACTGCGCTCGGTGAAACCAATGAGCAAAAAGGTGTCACCGAAAATAAACAGATCGAGTTCGTCAAAATAGCGATCGGTGATGCCAATGATACCTACGTCCAGCCCAATCGAACACAAACCGCGCTAGTCAATGAGCGGGCACGTTTTGCCGTCAATGCGGTGGATATTATCCAGCCGAATCCCGGCGATGTGCCGACGCTCAGAGTGCAGGCATTCATCCCGGCATCCGTTAACGGGATGGTTGTTCGCGAAATTGCCGCAGTCGCCAGTTACGATGGCGGTGCCGAATACCTGCACGCGGTTGGGAATTGCGCCCGTGTTTATATTCCCGTACCGGCAAAAAATGCGGGTGTGACGAATCCCGCCTCGATCGAAATGTTTTTTGTCA